AAGACAACGAGGCTTGTCGGTCGTACTGCAGTATGTTAGATATGGACTTACCGTCATTTCGTACGCACTTGGTATCCACGATGCATGGCACCACAGGGGCAGCCCACATAACCGTGCGATCCAAACGCTGTTTTCGCATAAACTACGCACGGTTCAGGCCCCTGCAAGGAAACACGTAATGGCGATGACACCCGAAGCAAAAGTAAAAGCCAAAGTTAAAAAGACCCTAGATGCCCACGGTGCGTACTATTTCATGCCGATTGGTGGGCCGTACGCGGCTCGGGGGGTGCCAGATATTGTGGGTAGTTACAAGGGTAAGTTCTATGCCATAGAGTGCAAGGCGGGCAAGGGCAAACCCACTATGTTGCAAGAACGAGAGCTACGCCGCATTAATGAATCTGGTGCCAGTGCAATCATAGTTAACGAAGATAATTTGGATGACGTAGCCAAGCTATTGGAGAGTTTGTAATGGATTTAATCACGCTGGATTTTGAGACATACTACGCTCAGGACTTTAGTCTGACTAAGCTGACCACAGAGGAGTATATACGCTCACGGGGCTTTGAAGTTATAGGTGTGGCAGTAAAGAAGAACGGTGGGGAGACCTCGTGGGCTAGTGGTACTCATGAGCAGATCAAGGAGTGGTTGCACGCCGAGTTTGATTGGTCAAACGCTATGGTTTTGGCGCACAACATGTTGTTCGATGGGGCTATCCTCAATTGGCGGTTTGGTATCAACCCCCGTATCTTACTAGATACACTTTGCATGGGGCGTGCTCTGCATGGGGTTGAAGTTGGTGGGTCACTAAAAGCATTGGTGGAAAGGTACGGCTTAGGCGAGAAAGGCACTGAAGTACTAAACGCTAAAGGTAAACGCCGCGCAGACTTCACTGAAGAAGAGTTGGATCGGTATGGTGACTACTGCATCAATGATGTGGAGTTAACGTATAAGCTGTTTAACCAAATGGCTCGGGGCTTTCCAAAACAGGAACTGAAAATAATAGACTTAACTCTACGGACTTTTATCACCCCCGTGCTTGACCTAGATTTACCACTCCTCGAGTCCCACTTAGGAGATGTACAAGACCATAAACACCGGCTGTTGGAGGACGCAGGGGTAGATAAGAAAGACCTGATGAGTAACCCGAAGTTTGCAGAATTGCTACAGTCTTTAGGTGTTGTACCGCCTATGAAGGTAAGCCCTGCCACAGGTAAAGAGACATTCGCTTTTGCTAAAAGTGATGAAGCGTTTAAGGCTCTCACTGAGCATGAAGATGTGCGCGTGCAGATTCTGGTTGCGGCTCGGCTTGGCACTAAAAGCACGTTGGAAGAAACCCGCACGCAACGGTTTATCGACATAGCCAAGCGTGGTTTGTTACCTGTACCGATAAGATACTACGCCGCGCACACTGGGCGTTGGGGTGGTGATGACAAGATTAATTTACAGAACTTACCTAGTCGTGGTGCGAACGCCAACAAGTTGAAGAAGTCTATCATCGCACCTCCTGACCACTACATACTAGACGCTGACTCATCACAAATTGAAGCGCGGGTATTGGCATGGTTGTCAGGGCAAGAAGATCTGGTCAAGGTATTTGAGGCCAACAACGCCGAGATCCTAGCCGGTGTAGCTAAGAAAGACTTCAAGCACGACCCGTACAAACTAATGGCATCGCAGATATACGGCAAACCTGCAGACCAAGTGACTGACTCCGAACGCTTTGTTGGTAAGACGACAATTCTCGGTGCAGGGTATGGCATGGGGGCTAAGAGGTTTAAAGAGCAGCTAAGGACTTTCGGGCATGACATGGAGTTAGAGGAAGCACAACGAGTCATACGGGTTTATCGTGAAGCCAATGAGGACATCGTTAACCTGTGGCGGCAAGCACAAGACGTATTGGTAAACATGACACGTAAGGTGTCTTCCCCGATCGGTAAGGATGGAGTACTAGAAGTAGTGCCTAGTAGTTACGCGATTAAATTCCCATCCGGTCTTCTCATGAGGTATGATGATCTAGATTTTGAGCAGGGTGAGCAGGGGTTAGAATTTAGCTATAAGACTCGTAGGGGTCGCACCCGTATATACGGAGGTAAAGTAGTAGAGAACGTCTGCCAAGCCATCGCACGATGCATTATCGGAGAGCAGATGCTTAAGATCTCTAAAAAGTATCGCGTGGTGTTAACAGTGCACGACGCCATCGCTTGTGTTGTACTAAAGTCTGACATAAAAGAAGCCGCAGATTACATAGAGCAGTGTATGCGGTGGACACCAGACTGGGCAGAAGGGTTGCCCCTTAATTGTGAATACGGTTACGCCGAATCTTATGGAGATTGTTAATGACTCACCCCCCTCTTGACTACGCCCCCCACACTTTAGCGACTGCCGCCGGGCTACACCGCATGAGGAAGTTGTTGTTGGTTGGAGAGTTCGACAAAGCTATAGAGCAAGCTGAAGAAATCATAGTCGAGATGCGTATGGCTAAAGCCGCCATAACCGACATAAAGGATAGACTTAAATGAGTAAAGCCCCGTCATGGTCGTTCAGCGGAATAAAGTCGTTTGATTCATGCCCTAAGAAGTATTACCACCTTAAAATTGTTAGGGACTACAAAGAACCCTCGACTGAAGCTACGTTGTACGGTACTGAGTTTCACAAAGCGGCAGAGGAATATATTCGGGACGGCACTAGCTTACCCCCGTATTTTGAGTACGCGAAGGGTGTGCTTGATAGCCTAAACAATATGCCCGGCACTAAGTACTGCGAGTATGAGATGGGGCTTACTGAGAACCTAGAACCCTGTGGGTTTAAAGATGCAAACGTGTGGTGGCGGGGTATTGTCGATCTAGCTATTGTTAACCATGATACTGGAGAGGCTCGCATCGTAGACTATAAGACGGGTAAGTCATCACGCTACGCAGACACTGGGCAGTTGGAACTTATGGCCTTGGCTACGTTCAAGCACTTCCCTGAAGTCAAGAAGATACGTGGTGGGTTGATATTTGTCGTGTGTAAGGACTTTATAAAAGCAACCTATACGATAGACGACGTACCTAAGCTATGGGAAAAATGGCTAGCGGAGTATAATAAGTTGAAGTCAGCTTATGACAATGACGTGTGGAACCCTAGACCATCAGGGCTATGCCGGAAACACTGTGTGGTATTAGACTGCCATCACAATGGACGTAACTAGATAAGGACGACGGTAATGCCATACAAAAATCCAGAAGACCGACCCAAACAAAAGAACGCTCCTGTCGGCAGTAAAGAATTTGAAGGGCGGATGGAACGCCAACGTGCTAGACGTAAGTACGACGCCCAAGGTATAGATAGGACAGGTAAAGATATAGATCATAAGAAGTTGATCAGTAAGGGCGGGAAGAATTCAGACGGTACACGGTTAGTGTCCCCTAGCAAGAACAGAAGTCGTAACGGAAAGAAAGCGAAGTAGGGTAGTGTGGTTTTTACCCCGGACATCTGTTCCGGGTGTTTTGTCATGGAGAGATGAGTTGGAAATCGTAGACAACAAAGCGCTACTACTTAGTTTGCGTGACCCCAAGCGGGTTACAGAAGTGATCCCCAAAAGCAGAGAAGTCGGTGACGGTAAGGTGCTAGTTAGTTGGGGGCTGGAAGAAGCGCAGGTGTTGAAGAACCTAAAGATACGCAACGTGCCATCTCCTATACTTGCGCACTATGACTGGGCGGGGCAACACAAACCATTCGATCACCAGAAAACAACCGCAGCGTTTTTAACTTTGCATCGTAAGGCGTTCTGCTTCAATGAGCAGGGCACTGGCAAGACCGGAAGTGTTATATGGGCTGCGGACTATCTGATCAAGCAAGGTAGTATCAAGCGGGTCTTGGTCATATGCCCCTTGTCTATTATGGATTCGGCATGGAGGGCTGATCTGTTTAAGTTTGCTATGCATCGGACGGTTGATATCGCGTATGGGTCGGCAGATAAGCGTAGGCAGATCATTAAAGGTAACGCAGAGTTTGTCGTTATTAATTACGATGGGGTTGAGATTGTTAGGGATGAAATAGCCAATGGTGGGTTTGACTTGATCGTTATAGACGAAGCCAACGCATACAAAAACGCGCAATCAAAACGGTGGAAAATACTGAGTGGGTTGGTTACTGCGAAGACTTGGTTGTGGATGTTAACTGGTACACCTGCCGCGCAGTCACCTCTAGACGCTTATGGCCTAGCCAAACTTGTTAACCCCACTGCCGTACCTAAATTTTTTACCGCCTTCAAAGACATGGTTATGTACAAGGTGAGCAACTTCAGATGGATCCCAAAAGACTCATCGACAAAGATAGTGTTCACTGCTTTACAACCGGCTATCAGGTTTACGAAGGATGAGTGCCTAGACCTACCAGAGATGACTTACGTTAAGCGAGAAGTAGCACTAACCAAGCAACAAGAGAAGTACTACAAACTGCTGAAGACCCGCATGGTTATGGAAGCCGCAGGGGAAGAGATAACATCGGTCAATGCTGCTGTCAATATGAATAAGCTACTGCAGATATCGTGCGGGGCGGTGTACTCCGATAGTGGGGAAACCATCGAGTTCGACATTAAAAACAGGTATAGAGCGTTGCTAGAAGTAATCGAAGAAGCAAGCCAGAAGGTGTTAGTGTTTGTACCGTTTAAGCACGTTATATCTATCCTGAAGAGTAAGTTAACCGCTGATGGTATAGCCACCGAAGTTATATCGGGCGATGTGCCAGTAAACAGAAGGACTTCTATATTCGATGATTTTCAACGCAAACAAGACCCTAGGGTATTGATAATACAGCCCCAAGCTGCGGCACATGGAGTAACACTAACTGCGGCTAACACTGTGGTTTGGTGGGGGCCAGTACCCTCTTTAGAGACGTATGCTCAGGCCAACGCTAGGGTTCACCGGTCTGGACAACGACACCCAAGTACCGTGGTTCAACTGCAAGGATCTTCCGTGGAACGTCACGTTTATAGCTTACTTGATAATAAAATTGACGTTTATTCAAAAGTTGTTGACCTTTATAAAAATGTACTGTTATAATTAAAAATAAGCTATAAACCACAGTCCTTTAGGAGAGAGCCATGGACAATAGAGAGAACGTCCCCGTCGATAAGTTAGTCAAGATATACGTAAAGATGCGGGACAAGCACGCAGAAATGCTACACGCGTTTCAAGAGCAAGAGAGCCAGATCAAAGATCAGATGCAGAAGGTGAAGGACGCTCTACTGCAGTATTGCAAAGACAACAACTTAGAAAGTGTTAAGACCACCGAGGGTATGTTCTATCGCACCGTCAAACGTAGGTACACCACGGCGGATTGGGAGTCCATGAATCGGTTTATTTTAGAGCACCAGATCCCTGACCTTCTTGAAAAACGCATTAATCAGGGCAATATGGAGCAATTTTTAACTGAGCATCCTGACCTACTGCCTCCGGGTCTTAATTGTGATGCCGAATATTCTGTAACCGTAAGGAGATCGAAATGACAGAAGGGGCTTATGTACCAATTGAGAAGGTGGCAAACCACCTATGTGTTACTGTTCATACTATCCGATCGTGGGTAAGACAAGGTAACATCCCTCGTAATACTTATGTAAAAGTCGGCAATACCTATCGTTTCTCCCTACAAGAAGTGATAGCCGCACTCACCACTAACGATGGTAATATGGAAGACCCTGTACCGGAAACACCGGGTACAGAGCAGGACAACCAGCCAGTACAACTGGAATTAAATTTTGACGTTGACCAAGACGCTTAAGGAGAGAAACTATGAGCGAAGTATCTTTATTCGGTAACAAGAGCGCTGCAATGGCCGCTAGTTTGGCAAACATCCCAGACTTCACAGACACTATTTCTGGTGGAGGTGGTGAGGGGTCAGGTAGTACTAACCGACGTATTTCTATTAAGGGCAAAGAGTTTCGGCAGTTTATCAATGGTAAGGAGTACCACGTAAGCGAAGATCGTGCAATTAACGTGGTAGTTGTCCGCCCCGCTACTATTCACCGCATGTTCTTTGCCGAAAGCTTTAGTGAAGGCAAGACGGTAAAGCCAACTTGCTGGTCTTCTGATAGCCGTATTCCAGACGCATCAGTGCCGCAAGACCAGAAGCAAGCCGAGCGCTGTATGGACTGCTCACAGAACATCAAGGGTTCAGCAGTTAGCAAGGGGCGTGCTTGTAAGTTTAAACAACGTCTGGCTGTTGTACTTGACGGCGACATCCATAAGAAAGAAGTCTACCAAATCGAACTACCGGCTACTTCTATCTTCGGTGAAGGTGCGAAAGACAAGATGCCTTTACAGGCGTACGGTAAATACTTGAAGGCACACAACACCAACATCATTACTGTTGTTACGGAGATGAAGTTTGACTCTGCGGCGGCTACACCGAAACTTATTTTCAAAGCTGTGCGTCCATTGGAAGATGAGGAGCAGCAATTAGTGCTTGATATGTTGGAACACCCTGACACCATGAAAGCTGTGACACTTAATGTATCTCAGATGGATAAGGTAATCCCCGCACCTGCACCTGTTGCGGCTCCAAAAATTGCGGCTCCGGTTGTAGAAGCAGTGGAAGAAGAAGCAGCCGAAGAACCGAAGAAGGTTGTTAAAAAGTCTGCCCCTACTCCACCGAGCGAGCAAGCGGACTTGTCTTCGATTGTTGATAACTGGGACGATTGATACCAGTTCCTACGGGGGGTGTTGCCATGGAGAGGATTTTCGGGCAGTATAAACCCCCCGCTTTTCAACAACGTGAGGCCCTAGACAATGGAAACAAAAGATTTTTTGGGGGCGATCCTAAGCGGAGAGGGGTACTACTGTGTCACCGGTATTGAAGGACGCAGTCAAGGTGCCAGACCTAGAATAGAGGCGGTATTTTTCACCGACATAGACAGCGCTGTAAACAAGGCTACTGAGTACGACCAAAATGGTATGGATTCGTACTTCGCGTTAGCCACGTTTGAAAACAGCGGGTCGAGGAAGAATGACAACGTAAAATTTCTAAGGTCTTTTTTTCTTGATTTGGATTGCGGTGTAGGTAAAGACTACGAGAACCAAGCCGAAGCATTGGAATCACTTCGTACGTTTTGTACCACGCTTAAACTACCCACCCCTATGCTGGTTAACTCAGGACGTGGCGTGCATGTGTATTGGTCACTTGATAGAGACGTGACCCCCGACGAGTGGGTACCTGTTGCCCATAGACTAAAAGAGTTGTGTGTAGAACATAGTCTGTACGCCGATCCAGTTGTAACCGCAGACATATCACGTATATTGCGGATGCCCGGCACGCACAACTATAAAGACGAACCCCCCAAGAGCGTAGCTTTTATAGGCAACGCGGTAGATCCGGTCTCGTTTGACACCTTTCGTTTACTGCTTGGGGACAGCCCTGTAAGTGTTTTGAAGAAGCCGTACTTACCTAAAGAAGCCGACTTAGTAATGCAAGCTTTAATGGGTAACTACACAAGCAAGTTCAAAACGATTTTGATGAAGACCGCTAACGGGCAAGGATGTGAACAGCTTAAGTATGTAATACAAAACCAGACAGAGATGTCTGAACCGATGTGGCGTGCGGGTTTGTCTATTGCAACTTTTTGTGAGGATAGAGATCGTGCTGTGCATCGTATATCTGAGGGGTATCCGGGTTACTCTCGTGACGCCACAGAACGTAAAGCAACGAACATACGCGGCCCGTATACATGCAGTAAGTTTGACGAGTACAACCCCGGTGTATGCCCCTCATGCCCTAACTGGGGTAGCATAAAGTCACCGATAGTACTGGGTAGAGAGTTAGCTGGTAACCCAGATGAAGCAATAACGGTTCTGGATCATCCCAGTGGTGCGGACATCCCCGATCAACCTATACAGAAATACGTTATACCTAGCTACCCTACACCATATAGGCGCGGTGCTTCGGGGGCGATATTTAAAATAGCTAAGGACAACGAGGGGGAGGAGGTAGAAGTGCCTGTGTATCACCACCCTCTTTACGTAGTTAAACGAATTCATGACCCAGACAGTGGTGAGTCTATTGTGCTACGTCTGCACTTACCAAAAGATGGGGTACGCGAGTTTACGATGCCTCTCGCGTCAGTTATGGCCAGAGATGAGTTTAGAAATTTCATGGCTAGACAAGGTGTCGCTGTTATAAAGATAGAGGAACTTATGAGCTACGTAACTACATGGGTAAACAAACTACAGATGGAAGTAGAGTCCGAAGAAGCCCACAGACAATTCGGTTGGACACAAGATAAGAAAGCTTTCATTTTAGGGAACTTGGAGATCAAGGCTGACCGGATAGATGTCAACCCTCCATCAGTTAGTACTTCAGCGTTGTTCCCCATATTCAAACCGAAAGGCACGTTGGATAACTGGAAGAATACTGTAGAGTTCTATAACCGCCCCGGCTTTGAGGTGCATCAATACATGATGGGTTTGGCATTTGGGGCAGTGTTGGCCGAATTCACTCCGATCAATGGCTCTATATTTCACCTGTACCATAAAGAGTCCGGCCTTGGTAAGACCACTTCGATGTTTGCTGGTGCATCAGTATGGGGTAACCCCGAATCAATGGTTATGTACGAGCGGGATACCGTCAACTCTAAGATGAATCGTTTGGAGGTGTATAAAAACCTCCCGGGGTACTTCGATGAGATGACAAATACACAACCAAAAGAACTAAGCGACTTCGGGTATAGCGTACCGGCCGGTCTTCAACGTAATCGTATGTCAGCTAAGGGTAACGCCGAGCGGTTTAGAGGTGCACCATGGAAGACTCTAGTAGGTTCTACTGGGAACACCGATATGGTGGAGCGCATCAGCAGCTATAAATCCATGCCGAAAGCAGAAGCGCAACGGATTTTAAGTTATCGCGCACCCGTCATTGCCTTCGCTACAAAAGAAGAGACCGATGTTTTTAGTGCCGCACTGAAGGAGAACTATGGGCACGCAGGGCCAGTCTTTGTACAGTATCTTCTAAACCACATAGATGAAATTGTACCCATCATACAAGAGGTGCAGAATAAGATCGATATAGCCGCAGGTCTCAAGGCCGAGAATAGATTTTGGTCTAGTCAGGTAGCTAACGTGGTGGCGGGGTTGATGTTCGCTAAACGTGCGGGGTTGATAGAATTCGATATTAAAGGTCTGGTGCGTTGGGTGATTGACGACCTGCTAGTCAAGGCTACAGAGGCTGTGGAAAACATGCGGGGTAGTGTTGAGGACATCTTGACCGACTATATCGCCGAGAACTACAACAACATGCTCCGTATCGATAGCACGCAAGATGTACGGCGTGACGCAAACGGTATTGAGAAAGCTAGTCTACCCGAGGCATCGCCTAGAGGTACGTTGGTTATGCGGTACGAGTACGACGTCAAGCGTCTCTATATGTTACCTAAACCGTTTAAAGACTGGTGCATCAAATACCAGATCAACTACTCTGGGGTTATAGAGAATCTTAGGGATAGTAAAACTGCGGCACATAAAGCCAAGGTTCGTTTAGGTAAAGGAACCCATGTAAACCTGCCTCCAACTGACGTGTGGATACTAGACTGCACGCACTTTATGAACGACGAGCGGGAAGAGACAATTGCAGCGCAAGCTATCCTCACAGAAAGACAAGCGGGTTAAGTTAACCGAGTTAAGCCCCGACGGAGTCCGCATATTTGTGGATTGGGATAAGTTCCCAGTCGGGGCATCTGTTTTTATACCGGTTATTGACTCTGAGGCACTACGTAAACAGTTACAGAATGTTGTAAGTGTGCTGGGATATACCGTAGAAACGCGCAACCGTGTAGAAAATAGCAGGTTGGGGGTGCGCATATGGCGTGTATTATGATATTATTTGTATGACAGATTCTCTCCCTGTCTATCTCTCTCCTTGGGTTTACACCCTTTCCCCCCGGTAACCCCGGGGGGTTTTTATTCGTCCTCGTACTCCCGCACGCTTTCGAGAAACTTGGGGAGGTACTGCTTACTGTATGTCACCCCGTTGTACATTTGTGCCGAGGTTCTTCCATGCTGTTTCATAGAGCGCGATATCGTACTGCCTGTGATAGATAGTGTCGGGTTGCGTTGGTTGAACTCTTGTATATCCTGCATAATGTTTTCGGCTTCGTCAGAATCGCCTTCCCTTATTGCCAAATAGTACTGGCGTAGCAGTTTTGTGCGTCGTTCGGTGACATACCGCTCCTTACCTTTCTCGACCGAGTTCTTTTCTAGCTGACGGGTATACTCGGCAGGGGCAAAACCAAATGCCTGTGCAACGGCAGAACCAAACCCAAGGTCTTCTAGGACAGGATCACCTCGGCGAGTATTGACCCCTTCAGTAGCAAAACGGAGAGACTTCAGTACATTACCGAAAGCTGACGGTAGTATCTGCTCAACCCCACGCCGAACTTCACCTTGACGGATATCCCGGACTCCACGTAGCGCACGGTTAGTCACACTGTACACAGGGCCACCTATGAACTCCATTATTTCTGCCGCAGGTTCTTGCTCACGCTTGACCGGGTTATCCCTAAACAATAGATCACTCAGACCGATACGTGATGCGACGTCTGCACCTGTCAGGAGATTAACTGGGCCTTTGTATAGCCCTTCACCCAAGTATTTACGTACAACAGTCTGTGCGTCGTCTTCGTCATCCTCTTTGAACATGTTGTAGATCAACGCACCAACACCAAATAACGGCAATCCTTGTGCGCCAGCTAACATACCGGCAGAAAGGAAGACCCCTGCAAGCTGCTGCATCCCTGCTTTACGTACTTCAGGAGTCTCCCCACGGAATATATCCCGAGCCATTTTAAACATAGCGTAGTACATAGACACACCGAAGCGCTTGTACATAAACATAACGCGCCCAAGGGAATTCTGTGCAATTCTAGGAGCCGATGTCGCTGAGATACCCCCGTTCACCAACTCAGTTAACTCCACTGCCCGTTTAGCAGCTTCCCGCATTTGGTCTGGGGTAGGGTTTTTACCTAGCGCTTGTAGCTCTAAGTCGTACGCAGAAGCCAATGCAATCTCACGGTTCATACGTTCGCCGTGATGAAAGATAAAACCGGAAGCAGCGTTTACCTTGGACAGAGGGTTGTCTAAGTTACCTACCTCTAGGATATCG